GAAAGACTTACGACCCGATGGACAACGATGACGCAATACGATTAGGACGAGAAATTTTAGAAGCGCATAATCTTTTGTATAGACCGGAAATATTTTTGAGAATGGAACTACAACAAGGAGCAGTAAAATACGCAGAAGGAGATCTGGTAAGAGTAGAACAGAGTACGCGAGTTTTGGAGCACAATGCAGTGTGGATTCAAGCGGTTACCAACGACGGAACTTCCACTAAGAGCACAGGAGTGTTCTTGGTGGGACGAACGTTGTTGACGACTGCTCACACTGTGTTGTCCTCTGACACGATCAAATTTGAACGATACTTGATACAGAATCCCAATTCGAAAGAAAGTTTTGATATACCCGTGAAAGATTGTAAAACTTCCCGTGTTCGACAACTTGATGGTAAGACAGTTGATTTGGCTCTTATTACTTTCCCAAAAGTAATTCCAAATCGACCTAAAATACTATCTAAGTTTTTGAATGCTAAAGATATTGACTTGCTCATTGAAGGCAAGTTAGTATTGAGCGGATTTAAAGTTAATGGAGAACGACTGATGATGACTGAGCAAGTGACGAGTACCTTTGAAATTTCAACCAAACCATCGACATATTACGAACATCTACCCGGACAATGTCCGAAGAGCGAGATTTGCGAGTGTGAGTTGTATATAGGTAATCATATTGACTATGATATCGATACACAACCCGGACTATGCGGATCTTTAATTTCGGCTAGTAACAAAAACATCCCTTCAAAGCTAATGGGTATGCATGTTGCTGGTGGTCGGAATGTTCCTGCTCTGGGTGTTCTTTTAACACAAGAACTACTAGAAAAGGCGCTAACCGACCATACACAACAGCATGATATGCCTAAAAGCTATATCATTGACGGAAGACTTCCCTATTCAGAAAGTTGACTTGAGCCGAGTTTTCGAGCCAGATTGTTGGAGAGCGGTGATTACATCGACATAGGATCAGCTATAGTTCCGAAAGTCCCTTTAAAATCCGCTCTCCGTCCATCTGCGATCCACGGTGTTCTTCAAACACCTATTACTCGACCTGCCATTTTGCAACCCCAATTGGTAAATG